CCCGCATGGCTATCAGCATGAGATTTGGGCCAAAAGCCTGGGACGATATTGTAGTTTTACAGGCCGAGAGAGACAAGGAAGCCAAGCGTTTGGCGGCGATTGAAAGACAACAACGGCTTGAAAAGCGTGAGCGGATACAAGGTATCTTCATTCTCATTGCTTCATTGGTCATAGGTATCACCATCATTGGGATTGTTCTTGCGGTCATCTGGGCAAGCCAGCAAGTGCCACCGCCAGCGGAGGGGGTGCGATGATACCGGCATTGGTTCTCGCTGTGACCTTGGCCGGGGTGGCGAACCCTACACATGTGCCGTGCAGTTTATGGAAAAGATACACCGACCATTCCGGCCAGCGCGTGTGCGTCTATCGCTTTACGGCGGGGTTCGGAGGTCTTGGTTACCACTTCCCAACCTTGTCCTTTAGCGAGTGCCCCAAGGTGTTCTCATGCGTCTACGAAAAGAAGGACAAGCGCCCCACCCTGTCCGAGATTTTAGATTCACTGAAGAGGAACTGACCTGATGACACTAGAAGAAAAGCACCACCTTAACTACGAAATATACCAGCGCAACCGGCGGCACATGTGCTGGGGTGCAATGGTAATGATGCTGATATGCACCGCTGCAACGGTCTATGACCCGGCGCGTATGGAAGCTGCCGAGAGTATCCTGATGGCGCAGTACCTGGCGCTGTCCGCATTGGTTGGAGCCTACTTTGCTGTCGGGCACAAAGAAGCATGAGCATTGTAAGCGCACTCATTGCCCCGCTTACCGGCGTTCTAGACAAGGTTGTTCCTGACGCCACCGAGCGGGCACGGCTGGCCCATGAGATAGCCACCATGTCAGACCAACACGCGCAACAAGCACTGTTGGCCCAGCTAGAAATTAACAAGGCCGAGGCGGCATCAGGCTCCACGTTCAAAGGTGGTTGGAGACCGGCAGTAGGCTGGGTCTGCGCGGCGTCCTTTGCGTACAACTTCCTAGTGTACCCTATAGCGGGTGCATTGTACGGCATCTATGGCTTTTACGAGTGGGCCGAGGTTGCCCCGGTCCTAGACATGGGGCCGATGATGACCGTTCTAGGCGGCATGCTTGGGATTGGTGGGTTGCGTACCTACGAGAAGCAGAAGGGCCTGACCAAGTGACAAGCGACAAGGTCATACCGATGCCCAAGCGGTCGGACCTGGATGAGCAGTTCATAATTTTGGAAGCCCAACGGCGTCAGGTTGAGCGCCAGAAAAAGCTAATTGAGGAGCTATACAAATGAAAGAAAGCTGGGAACAAATATTCGAAAGCGTCATTAAATCTGAGGGCGGGTTTGTAGACCATCCGAGTGACCCTGGCGGCATGACAAATTTAGGGGTGACTAGAGCCGTGTATTCTCGTTGGTTGGGCCGCGAAGCAACTGAACAGGAAATGCGAGACCTGACAAAAGAAGACGTCAGCCCAATTTACAAGCAATGGTATTTTGACGCCATCAACGGTGACGATTTACCAGCGGGTATAGATTACTCGGTTTGCGATATAGCGATTAACAGTGGGCCAAGCCGAGCGGCCAAGATGCTTCAGAAATGCGTTGGCGCAAAACCAGATGGTGCGATTGGGCCAATGACGTTGCAAGCGGTTAGCAACAGCGACAGTTCTGAAGTGGTTAAGCGTTTGGCAGATGTGAGGCAATCGTTTTACGAAAGTCTCAAGACGTTCAAGACGTTTGGTAAAGGTTGGACCCGCCGCAATAATGAGGTGCGCGAACACTCGCTGCAAATGATAAATGAGTAGGCCAGAACGTACTGGAAATGGCCCGCGAAGAGCCGCTTTTCTCCAACGCATGGGACGTATGCGCGGTCCAGAACGGCGCAACGGTAAGCCTACGCCATTGCTTAAAAGCCTGATGGATTGGGGTGCAAGTTCTAAGGCCGATGCCGTGGCCAAGGGCAAACGAATTTCAAAACGCAACCAAAAGAAAGGATAACAAATGGCTAAGAAACCTGGCTTGTACGCCAACATCAATGCAAAGAAAAAACGTATCGCCGCCGGTAGTGGCGAGAAGATGCGAAAGCCTGGCAGTGCGGGTGCGCCAACGGCAAAGGCATTTAGGCAAAGCGCCAAGACCGCAAAGAAAAGGTAGTGCACCTCTTCGTCCTGTTTGTATTTATTGGGCTGGGTAAGGACCGTGAGCTTGTGTCAAATACTATGGCATTCCAAGACATATACACATGCAATGAAATGGCCCGGCAAGTGGTGAAGCGTTACGGGTTTACCAACTCGCCGGACGATTTTGTTGTGGCGTACTGTGTGCCAAAAAAATTTTAGAGGAACTTGATGGCCCGCGATTTACCGGGCAACCTTTCTATCCAGCCCCGTTCTTCAAGGCATCCTATTGTCCTCGCAATCTGACCGGGGTGCCGCATGACGGTGGCCTTCTCGCCAGCAATATAACCAGCGCCCATCTCGCGCCAACTCGGTGCAACGCCGTGGACTTTGACGAACAGTTTTAGGAAGTCGTAAAACTCCCGCTGTTCAACGGTTAAGGTTACTTTACCATCAGTCATTGGGGGCCTCTTTTTCTTCAGCGCCTAGACCGGCATTGTACTGCAACCGCTTGTCATGCAGTTCCTTTGCCAAGTCTTCATCAAGCATAGCGAACGTGTCAGCATTGGCCTCTTCAAGCGCCTTCATTTTTGTCCGGCGTTCAGCTTCCGGCAATGACCGTGCTCGGCGAACCTTCAACAGCAAATCATTGTAGGCATCAGCAAAGTCCATTTGCACAGTGAACGATTGCGTAGGCTTGCCGGGGATACGAAGGGCGAACCCCTCAACCGGCTCTGGTGGAGCTTGTGGAGCTTCCACAGCCTCTTGTGGCGGCTAAATTGCAGCCATTGCCCTCTCGGCTATGGTCGGCCCTGACGGCGCTGGTTGGGGCTGTACGGGCACGGTCTTCATAGGCGGCATGTCTTGGGCTTCTTCTGCCGTGATGATGCCAGCGACAGCATCAGCAAAAGCATCACGCAAAGCAAAGCCTCTGGCACGTAATTGCATCATGCGCTCTGGGTATTGCTTCCATGTTTGCCGTGTCAGAAGTCCTGCCCGCTGGGCTTTCGCGTAGGAGTAAATTTGTATTGTTTCGTTTATGTCTCCATTCTTGTTTTCACGTTTAACGACACAAGTGGCTTTGTAATCTTGGCCCTCACCTTCGCTTGTCTCTTCAATGCCAAGATATTGAGGGTGGTTCTGGCATATTGCCAACAGACCATCCCCCCATATTGCTGGCCTACCATTCACGAGGCTTATATATTTTAACGCACTAAGCGGCGATATGCCCACCTCTAACCCCCAATTTATTGCGACGAGGACGTTCGCGGGCTTGCCTTGGTAGTCTGCCGGTATCATGCCAGACCTTGAATAAAACTCAGCAAACTTAATTGCTTCATCTAGATTTTGTGGCAACAGGGCGCGGGATACTAATGCGTTACTCATTAATTTAACTCCTTAACAGAAAATTTTAGGGTCTCGGTGACCTCATCGGTCTCAACCATTTTGCGTTTGGGCTTGCTGATATACTCCGAGTGAATGCGGTAGCCGTCAGCATCAACGTGCGTGATGTTTGACAGGTACATGACATCGACCAGCGCGTTCTTGTACTCGTCGCGCTCTTTCTCCAACTCGCGCAGCTTGGCACGGGCAAGGGCCACCTCGGCGCTTGCCTCAACATAGCCTTGGGCGGCACCTGAGATGTCAGCGTTGGTCTCCCAGCCGTCAGGGTAGGATACAGCAACAATGTCAGCGTCAGGGTCAGGGTCCGGCGGGTAGTGACTGTCAGTATCAACTAGGTTCCAGAACTCATCGTATGCCTCAAGCATAATGCCAATGAGATTGGCCGACCGCTCAACCGGGTACAAATGCAAATTAAAGTTCTGGTCAAAACAACCAATCATTCCCCAGTTGATGTCACTACAGTGCATTTGATGAAGCACTTGAAATATCCACTCAGGTTTTGGCTTGTCGTGATGGTATCGGTCGGTCTTAATCTCAACCACCCCGGTGCCGCTCATAACAATATCTTTGCCCTCAAGATTTTTCAGCGTTAGTGGGTCAGCCAGCTTGACAATTCGGTCAATAGAACTCGCCGCCCTAGCCTTCTGGTACGGCTCAGTTGGTTCCCACATTTGACACGGTTTGACGCACAGTTCGTTAATCCAAAACTCAACCATGTTAGCCACCGCTGGCTCTAGGAAGATGCCGCGAATAAGTGCCCAACTTTTTAAGTCAGGCTCAATAGTCTCGACCCCAGCTTTGGCCAGTTTGTGCTTTTCCAAGATGTCATGCCGGTTCTGGAATGCGGTCTTGCCTAGAACGATTGCCCCTGCCTCAGAGCTACCAATCTCAAATCCTGTTTTGGTTAGCTTAGGCATCAGAACGGCCCCCCATTGGCGGCGGTGCAGACGTCAGACAGCGCACAGAAAAACCAAGACGAGGCCATCAGGCACACGCAGAACAGCGTGAAGCTGACACCGTCTAATATCAGGGATAAGTTGGAACTTGCTCGACTAACCTCTTGACCCTGCACGACAGGGTCAGTTGGAACTTGTGAAGATAAACTACTGTTATCATTACACTCAGGCAGTCTCGTACGGGCTGCCACTTTTACATTACTCATTAGATAGTCCTTTGTTAGTTGGTCATTTATTGGCGCAACATGCGCGTTACTTGGAAGTTTCTTAATTAGAGTTGGAAGTTCCAACCCCTGTATGCTCACCATTTGATATTGATAACGCCCTCCTTTTGTCAAACATTTTAATGTACCGACTCGCCTCAACCAGCGTTGAGTGGCCCAACCAAGACATAATGGCTGTGGCTGACCCGTTGTTGGCCGCAATCTCCATGTCCCTGCTTTTTCTCAGGCCATGCGCTGTCTTGCCTTCAACACCCGCCGCCGATGCCTGTCGGCTAAACCATGACGATGCGCCTTTGACTGCACGGCTCTTTGCGTTGCCGCTGTTGGCGAAACCGCCGGTCACAATGTAGGTCATGTGCTTGTCAGCTTGCGCGGCAATTGCTTTGTGCAATAGGTCTAGGTCGCGTTTAAACGACTGTGCAAAGTGTGGCAGTTCTCGGTCAAAAGGTATCTCGACTAAGGTGCCTGTCTTTGACCGGCGGTATGACAGCCAGCCACCGGGGCGTATGCTGCCTGGTCCAAGTCGGACAGCGTCCACCATGCTTGCGCCGGTCCAGTACAGCAACTCAAACGCCATGCGTGGGTGCGTGTTCAAAGCATGATGATTGCGGAACATCTCAACGTCATTGTGGTCCCACGGTATGTGTCCATCAGATTTGACAACAGGCGCACGGACCATGTCCTTGCTGGGGTCTATCTTCAGCGCATCGATGTGCATCAAATATTTGCAGAACCCCCGCCACATTTTAAGCTGAGTGTGCTGCGCGTGGCCGTGATAGTTCTTGAGGTCAGCGCGGATAACGTCCGGCGTCAGTGCCTTCTCACTGCCAGCGGTCTCCCTGATACGTTCTAGGGCACGGCGTCTAACGCCTTGGGTGAGCGGGGCCAAGGTGGTGAAGTGCGAACTGGCGATATACTTTGACACGGCACTGGCCAAGCTGCCCTTGATGATTGGCCGTACAGGCTCTACGCCCGCCGCCTCGGTATATGCTTTAAGGAACTCAACAGACCCCATAGTAGCGTCAGGCATCGGGATGCCCTTCTGCCCTACTGGCCGGTAATACCAACGCGGGTTACCTGACTTGTATTCGCCGGACCTATTCAGATGTTTAAGGTGTACTCGCTTTTGCATTGCACTGAACCCCGCTGGTCTTGCTCAAGTTCAAGCAAAGCATACTCAAGTTCACTTCTAAGCCATATCTTAACGCCCGCCGCGATACGTGGCGAAGGCATGAGGCCATCGATTACTAGCTTGTCAAAGTGAGCGGCAGAAATGCCAACGTGGGTTGCGGCTTGCGCTCGCCGCATCCCTTCTGGAATTATAAATTGATTATCTAAAGGCATTGTGTATTTGCTCCTTTGCTCTCGGCGGTGATACTAGTTCAATTGCATTCCTATTCTGTGTATGCCGTGCTTCACTTGGCGTAATGTGCATTGCGCGTTCGCTGGCTGGCATAACAATGTTGGCGGTTGTCCAACTTGGGACAATGTGGCTCCAAACCATGCCGGTTCTATTTAACTGACGTTTCATGTGTAATTCCCTCCAAAGCCTAACCCAACTGTCGTTAGGGTTCTCCGATTAATTGCAGTTTGATACGTGATAACGTACCCAAAGTTATCTTTCTTAATTAGTCAACAATTACTTATTGGAACTTATGACCCCAGCTTTGATGAGGCGTTTGACATAGTTGCGGGTACTGCTTGCGTGCCATATTGGGTTCTCTAGCATGTCAGGGTCAGCCGCTTTACGTGGCGTCAAGATACCTATTTTGTTCAGTTCTGAGGCCATTTCACGGTACGACATGCCCTGCTTAACGAATGCTTTGAACAGGTTTTCTAGTTGCGTGGCATAGACAAGCGCCTTACGGGCATTTGCGGCATTCCCCGCCAACGATGCCTCTGTTGTATCGGTTGCGCCTAGCTTATTTATTGTGCGGCCAGCCTTGGTGACATAGCTACCCTTCTCGGCAATCTCAGCTTGGATGCGGGCCAATGACATTTTGGTACGTGCCTTGATGTCGGTGCGTTCCATGTCAGCGACAGCGGCCAACAAGCCGACCGTCTTGTGGTCAAGCAGCGGGTTATCAACAGCAACGAACTGTACCTTGCCGGTGCTGACTTGCTGGTCAAGAAAGCGTAAGCCTTCCCATGTTTTGCGTGACAAGCGGCTAACAGAGTACACCACCATAGTCGCACCGTGCTTGCGGGCGTAGTTGATGCAGTCCTGCAAGCCTTTGCGGTTATGCCACGGCGTACCGGCAGAGCATTCGTCCTCAAACCATTCAACCGTGTAATCGCCACCGTTCAAATATGCCTTGATTGCGGCCCGCTGGTTCTCATTGTCCTGCTTGTCAGTAGACACACGCACATAGGCCGCGAACTTGCCAGTGTGCATTGCACCGTGGTCAGGTCTGGTTTGAATAAGGCCGGTCATCTGTCTCTCCCGAAATTAATTTGAGCACTCACGTTTTGCTCACCTAGACACAGATATAGCAACGCGCTACACATTGTACAAGTATTAATTGTTACGATAGTTGAGGATGTACAAATGAGCGATAAGGCAGTCATACATTTAAGGGTCAGCAAGGAACTCCGCGACGAGTTAGAAATGACCGCCACCCTGCAGCGCCGGTCAATGACCTTCGTGGCAAACGACCTGTTACGGGCTGGCCTCGACCGTCTGAACAAGGACGTGGACGCCGACATGCTGAACCTGGTCAAGATGGCTAGAAACATTGCGTAGTAAGTTTGGCAACAAAAAGGTGGAGTTCGGCGGCTACAAATTCGACAGCCTCGCTGAAGCTAAACACTATTGGCACACGCTTAAGCCTCGCCTTGATGCTGGTGAAATCACGCACCTTGAAATGCAGACCGCTTTCCAGATTGAAATCAAGGGCAAGAAGATATGCAAATACAAAGCCGATTTTCAGTATTTCGATTGCAAAGTAATTGGCCCAGACGGTCAGACCGGGGCGCTGGTGGTCGAGGATGTAAAGGGCATGAGAACAGCAATTTACAGGCTCAAAAAGAAGCTGGTCGAGGCACAGTTCACCGGCACTAAAATCATAGAGGTGCCCGCAAGCAAGTACCGCTCAGTCAAGTTCGCACTGCCTGAGTAATATGGAGTATTGGACCGAGATGACAGCAAGACACCGGCGTGAGCGTCTGGAACTTGTTCAATCACTGGCCCCCTCATACTGCATTAAAGACGCCGCCAAGATACTCGACGTTCCAGAGCCAAACCTTCGACGATACGCCCACTACTACGGCGTTACGTTCCAAAAAAAAGAGTACGAAAGGGAGACACATGACCTTGAACCCGTTTGCAGGAGCGCCACGACAGGGCGAGAGCGAAGAACAATTTGGCCAGAGAATGCTTGAGCATGAGCGCCGGGACGCCAAGACAACAACGCCCCGTGGAACTCTGTACCCCGACCGCCAGACCAAGCGCATCACCTTGCGCGAACCCCTGCCATGCGATGCCCGCACTTATTTGAAGAAACTAAGCGCACAACAAAAAGAAATCATCAGCTTCCTGACCACCAAAGGACCGGCAACAGTCACCGCCGTAAGCCAGGGCACCGGCATGAACGCCAACAGTGTAGCCGCAAACATGTCAGCCCTCGCCAACGTCAACCTAATCGTAAAGCTGCACACCATACGCAAGAACGGTAAGAACGTGGCCGCTGGCAGAAGAGATTGCTGGGTCTATGGCGCAGTATCAGCGCAAAAAGAGGGCTAGTCATGGCACCAACGTACAATTACGAAATGTCACCTATGGAACGGTTCAATCATCAGCGCAAACTGGGCGAAGAGTTCGAACGCAAAGTCATCAAGCTGTTGAAGAAAGCCGGACATGAAGCATGGAAGCGCAAAGACCATGACTATGACCTGACGGTCGTTCTAGATGTCCCGCTCTATGGTGCCCACCGCATTAAGGCTGAATGCAAAATGGACTTCGCCGCCAGCGGATCCGGCAACCTGGCACTGGAAACACAAAGCCAAGGCAAGCCGTCAGGCATTCACCCCGCAGGGCCAAACCCTGAACTATGGATACACGGCGTTGGCGATGAGGTGTGGCTGATGAAGACTAGCGCCATCCAAGCACTCTGCGACACACACGCCACAAGCTGGGGAGGTCGGCACGTTCCGGTCGGTGATAAAGAAACAGGTGCCAAGGCAATCCTGATGCCCATCACAGTGGCCAGAAAAGCGGTCGGCGGGGCATGGGTCAAGCTATGAGCAACGCCACCAACGAAGCCATGCGGATATGCCAAGAATGTGGGGGCACCGGCACCATTCTCATAGAACTGTATCACCGTCAGTCTTTTGACGTTGATAGCGGATACGTAGAGGAGCGTGTCGAGACCTGTACAGACTGCTTGGGAAGTGGTGAGCGCCTGACAGACGATGAGGATGACGAGGAATGTTGAGCCACGTTGACCTTTGTTCCGGCATAGGCGGGTTCGCCCTCGGCTTTCAGTGGGCCGGTCTAAGCAAGCCTGTCTTCTTCTGCGACATAGAACCGTGGTCGCGCAAAGTATTAGCCAAGCATTGGCCTGATGTGCCAATCGCTGAAGATGTGAAAGAGTTAGCCAATGACCCAGATGGACTTATTCCCAGAACTGACCCCAAGCGAACCATCCTCACAGCCGGTTATCCCTGTCAGCCGTTCTCCCTCTCCGGTAAGCGCCTCGGACATGAAGATGACCGCCACATCTGGCCGTACTTGTTGCAAATTATTGCACAAAAACGACCCGCTTGGTGCTGTTTCGAAAACGTTTATGGTCATGTCTCAATGGGCCTCGACCAAGTGCTACTTGACTTGGAAGGTCAAGGGTACGCCACAAGGCCGTTTATTGTTCCAGCTTGCGCCGTCGATGCGCCACACAGAAGAAACAGGCTCTGGATTATTGCCAAAAATGTTTCCGACACCGACAGTGCAGGACAGCAACAAAGCAACCGAGAAATGGCGCGAGAACCATCAGAACAATCTGACAGCGGCGGTGTTCAACCCGGACAAACTATGGCCGACACCAGACACGCGGGGGTTCACCAACAAAGGCAGTCTGGAGATGTTGAGCAAGAAGGCGGCAACGAAAGAAGAGTTCGACGGGATGGCCTTCCGAAAAGGAAAGGCGATGAAAGACAAGATGTGGCCGACACCAGCGTACGCGAACTACAAAGGCGCGGCCAAGAACAGGTTTATGAACAGCCCGACATACAAATGCAATCTGGACGAGGCAGTCAGGGAGAACCACCACAGCGGTCAACTCTCAGCGGATTGGGTGGAATGGCTGATGGGATACCCCGCTGGCTGGACGAGCCTAGAGACACCCCCAGAACAGTCAAAGGCGTTAAAGGACGAGCCGACAGACTTAAAGGACTAGGCAACGCAATCGTGCCCCAAATCGCACAGAAGATTGGTGAAGCAATCAAGGCCAGCATCGATGCGTAAGTCAGCCCTCAGTCCAGACCCAATACGGGACGCGCCAGATGGCCACGGTGAATACCAAGCACCAGGTCCATTCTGTCTCATACCGCCCAGAGCAACAGTGGATACACGCTTGCACAAGTACGCCTCAACATTCGGTGTACTCGCCTTCGTCTGCTCCTACGCCAAAGCACACACCGGAGTGTTCTTTATGAACCAACTGACCGTAGCTGAAGCCATAGGCATCTCTCAGCAAGCAGTACATAAACACATGAAGAAGCTAGTCGAGTACGGCTACATCCAGAAGATACGCAAAGAAGATAACAGAAGAGCATGGGGCAAAAGAGGCGCAGTCTGGAGGGTAATCTATGACCCCAGAATGACACTGCAAGAGGTGCTGAACACCACACCAAAGACCGAGGAAGAACTCACAAGAGAGGCGCAAGATACAATGGCAGTAGCCAACCGAGGAGCTAAAGGACAACTGACAAAAGGGCGCAAACAGCCTGTGGATAAGTACGATAGTCAACAACCTGCAGGTTGTAATAGTGATGAGGGCTATGTACGAAAAAACAACCTGCAGGTTGTACGAAAAAACAACCCGGAGGTTGTTAGTAGCAACAATATAGAACTAGAAGATAAGAATAGTATAAATGGTTTTGTTGAAGAAAGAAAGAAAAGCAAGTCACACATGCCCACGCGCGCGCAAGGCAGTCATCAGCCTGAACGTGCGTGTCGAGCCATCTGTGCAGCTTATGGTGTAGTATTCCAAGAGGCCACTGGGATACGCTGGCAGTACGATGACCGGCAGGTATCGATAGCAGCGGCAGTGCTGAACATGGGGTACACTGAGGACACGTTCATTGAGGATGCTACGAAGACAGCCGCATGGTTCATAGGTCAGGACAAGAAGCCACCGGTCTCGCTTGCATGGTTCACCCGCAAAGCTGAGAACAAGGCAGGACACAAGACACCAGGGCCTGACATCAACGCCATTCTAGGCAAGGTCACGGGTGCTGCGAGATGGTAGTGTACAAACATCAATCGTTCCATTGGTGCCTGTACACCAGAATAATTGCGTGGCGTGACCGGCGCGTCCGGCCAGCGCGAGAACCGCCCTTAGCCCCCCCGCCCCCCACGCACGTATAGGGGGGGCCTCCCCGAAATATTTTCCCATTTTCCACTGAAAGGAAATTCTATGAGTAAGCGATACCGAGTTGTACAGGGCAAGGAAATCCCTGGTCGAGACAAGCCGTTGTGGTTGAGGTTGGGCACTGCGTTTGAGAAGGACGGCAAGCCTCTGAGCATAAAGTTGGATGTGTTGCCATTGCCTAACAAGGACGGCGATGTGTGGTTGCGTTTGTTTGAGGACGATGGTGCGGGCGCTGGAGCGGCTGTGGCTGCGGGTGGTGGAGCCACTGGTGCGTTTTCTGCGCCGATTGGTGAGGCTGCGGCTGCGCCACGCGACGACTTAAACGACGCCATACCGTTCTGATGGCTGAGAAACCGAAGAGGCGGGGGCGCACTGGTCCTCGCCCGCCGAAGATGGCGATGGGGCCGATTGTGAAGCGGTTGCGTGGGTCGAGCATCATTTACGACCACCGCGATGAGTTGGCCTTGGAGTTGTTGGGTTTGGCCTCTGCGAAACTGACTGATGTTGTGTCTTGGGATGATGACGGCAAGGCGCGGATACGTGCGTTCAAGGATGTGCCGGACCATGTGAAGGCGGCGATTAAGAAGGTGAAGATAACGCCTACGCAGCACGGGGACATCATGGAGTTTGAGATGGTGGACAAGGTGCGGGTTATGCAGATGTTGGCCAAGAGTGCGGGGCTGCTTGATAGCGAGAAGGTGGTGGATAAGCCGTCTGTGATTTCAATTGATATGATATTGCCGGAAGAACCGGGGAAGACTGAAACCAAGGAGAGGACAGAAGATGAGTGAAGAGATTAGAACAGTTCTAAGCAAAATTGAGCGCGAGACATTGCAGATTATTAGGGGCATGGCACCTAACTCTGGGTCGAGTGTGTTTGTGATTACGCCGTCTATTGCGCGTGATATTTTGACGAGAGTGTGGCCTGGTCAGCGCAAATTGCGTCAACAGCGGGTGACTGAATTAACTCGGATGATACGTGGTGGTCAGTTTGAAATGACGCATCAGGGCTTGTTGTTTGACACTGAGGGGTACTTGCATGACGGCCAGCATAGATTGGCTGCGTGTGTGATGTCGGGTGTGAATATTCGGGTTCAGTGTTCGGTGACTAACAACCCCAAGGTTTACCAAGTGCTAGACCAGGGTGCAAAGCGCACTGTTGCGGATATGTACGGCGTTTCAAAAGAGGTGACTGCAATTTGTTCGTTTATTGCGGCGATGCTTCACCACATGAACCTGCGTCTTGCGCCGGTCGAATATGAGTGGATTTGGGGCAGCGAGATACACCATTTGGCCGAGGAGTTGCTTGCTTATGCGCCTAAGAAGCAGCGTGGTTTGTCGAGTGGTATGATACGTGCGTGTGTTGTTATGACTGCTTTGATTGAGGGCGATAGCAAATATGCCTTTGATTTCTACAAGAACATAAATGAATTGCAGATTGAGGATTTGCCACCGATTGGGCGGGCTTTGATTAGAAAGTACACGGCGGGTAATTTAATTACTAACCAGAGTTACGACCGCCGCCGCACGACTGTAAGCACGTTCATGCACGTTTTAAATTTTAAGAACGCTGACCATACGCGGGCTTCGCCTTATTCCAATAAGATTCAGGGGATATTTACGAATACCCGCGTGGAGATGGTAAATTATGTTCTTCGCGCTGGTTTAGTGGATGAGTATTGGTCTGGATTTAGCAAGTCTATAAAGCCTGAGCCTAAACTTGGCTTGAAGGCAGCGGCCAATGGTTAAGCCAGTAGCCGGATTAAAGTTAAACTTCAGTTCTTCGCCCACTGTGGCGAGGTTCTTTAAGTCTGATGCGTTCGTCAGGGGCATCATGGGGCCGGTTGGGTCTGGCAAGTCGTACGCTTGCTGCGCTGAGATATTCCGGCGGGCTGTTGCTCAGAAGGCTAGTCCCAGGGACGGCATCAAGTATTCGCGCTGGGCGATTGTCCGCAACACGCACCCTATGCTGAAGACTACAACGCTCAAGACTTGGTTGGAGTTGTTGCCGGAGGATACGTTTGGGCCGGTTAAGCATAGCCCGCCCATCACGCACCACATCAAGTTGCCGTCTAGGGAGGGTGCCGCTGGGATTGATATGGAGGTTATCTTCTTGGCGTTGGATGACCCGAAAGACGTTCGTAAACTTCTCAGCCTAGAACTAACGGGGAGTTGGGTAAACGAGTGCCGCGAACTGCCGAAGAGCATTGTGGATGGCCTGACGCACCGGGTTGGGCGGTTTCCAACCAAGGCTGATGGCGGTGCGACCTGGCGGGGCGTTATCTTGGATACGAACCCTATGGATAGCGACCATTGGTATTATCATCTTGGCGAGAAGGAAAAGCCGGGTGGTAAATTTCGCTGGGATTTTTTTAAGCAACCAGGCGGTGTGATTGAGGTGCCGCTAGAGGAACTGCCGGAAAGTATGCCAGAGGCGCAGGGTTATTTGTTTCAAGCTGGGAAGTGGTGGCAGACCAATCCAAACGCCGAGAACTTAGTTAACCTTCCCGATGGGTACTATGAGCAATTGCTGGGCGGCAAGCGGCTGGATTGGATACAGTGCTATGCTGAGGGCAAGTACACGTTTGTGCAGGAAGGGCGGGCCGTTTGGCCTGAGTTTAACGATAACTTGATGACCGCTGATTTGGAGCCTGACCCGTCCCTGCCGGTACATGTGGGCCTAGACTTTGGTTTGACCCCGGCGGCGGTGTTTGCTCAGAGATTAAAGAATGGCCGCTGGCATATCCTGCATGAGTTGGTGACGTTTGAGATGGGCTTGGAACGGTTTTGTTCTTCGCTCAAGGCTGACTTGTCTTCTCGGTTTCCTGGCTACAGCACCTTGGTGTGGGGTGACCCTGCCGGTATGCAAAGGGACCAGATATTTGAGACAACGTCTTTTGACCATTTGAAGACGCACGGCATCTTGGCCCAGCCTACGGCAACCAATGATTTTAAGACGCGGCGCGAGGCTTTGGCTATGCCGATGGGCCGATTGATTGATGGCAAGCCGGGGTTGCTGGTTGATAGAAAGTGCATACGCACACGCAAGTCTTTGGGCGGCGGGTATCACTTCCGGCGGGTCAGCATTGGTGCGGGGCAAGAGCGGTTTCGGGACGCTCCAAACAAAAATGAGCATTCACACGTTGGCGATGCGGCGGGCTATTGTCTCTTGGGTTCTGAGCATAAAATCATGACGAAACGCCCGATGCCTTCCGGCGGGTCGTTCAAACAAGCAAAGGTGTTGGACTTTGACGTTTTCAATAGCTGAACTTAACGAGGTTATGCGGATGCAACGGGATAACCGTGTGGTCCGCTGGTATCCCCATCACTTGGACATGTGCGAATTGAACGAGTTTGACGCCGCCAATATTGAACTGTTTGCGGACTACAAGCAGTACTTGGAGACCTACGCGAACGCTGGCTTGGCGTTTTCTGTCTTGGACCGTGACGGCATCTCTGCCATGTTTGGCGTTTGGCAATTATGGCCGGGCGTTTGTGAGGCTTGGCTTATCCCCAGCGCGGACATTGGGCGCAAGGTTGTGCCCTTGCATCGTGGTTCATTGGCCTTTTTTAACCACGTTTCTAAGCGAATGAAGATAAAAAGGCTGCAATTTAGTGTACACTCAGCAAATGCTACCGCTTGTATGTGGGCAGAACGCTGCTATTTTCAGCGCGAAGGCACCTTGAGGCGCTACGGCCCTGATGGTGCGGACTACTACATGTACGGGAGATTGTTTCATGGGCGGTTTATTCAGTAGCAGGGCGCCAGCACCACCACCACCACCGTCTCCCGTTGAGACGGCAACTGAGCAACGAGTGGCCCGCCAGGAAGAAACAGCCGACCGTCAGGAAAAAACTGAACAGAAGAAAATACAGGCTCGTCGACGGTCCAAGAGTAGCGGCGGTCGGCGTATGCTGATGGCCCAAGGCGTGGCACCCGGTGATGCCGGACCCGGTCGGCAAGTTCTCTCCCGCATTCTAGGCACTGGCCGGAACCCGCGAGGGTGACGATGAAAACCTACCGACGAAACCCCAAGCACACAAAGGTGAAAGACGATGTACGGTCAAAAAAAGCCGCCCAAAAAGCCGACAAAGAAGGTAAAAAAGGGTAAGTAATGGTACTCTCGGTTGAGGACATCAAGAAGCGGTACGCCCGTTGCAACGCTCACAAAGAAGAGTGGCGCAGCATCTATGAAGAGGCTTACGAGTTCGCTTTGCCGATGCGTAATCTGTACGATGGCTATGCTGAAAGCGGCACACCTGGGCAAAACAAAATGCGCCGTGTCTTTGACTCAACCGCCATTCACTCGACCGCCCGCTTTGCGAACCGTATTCAGTCCTCGCTGTTTCCTCCCCAGCGTCCTTGGTGCCGTTTGCAGCCGGGCAATGACATTCCCGAAGGGCAAAAGATTGAGGCCCAGCAAGTCCTAGACTTCTACACCGAAAAAATGTTTGCCGTGATGATGCAATCAGGTTTTGACCTAGCGATGGGGGAATTTTTGCTTGACCTCGCGGTCGGCACCTCGGTTATGCTGATACAGCCCGGCGATACTCTGACGCCGATACGCTACACGGCTGTGCCCTCCTATCATATTTGCTTTGACGAAGGCCCCAACGGGGTTCCTGACACGGTCTATCGCAAGCTGAACCGACCGTTCAATGTAATCCAACGCGAGTGGCCTGACGCCAACATTCCACAGCGGATGATTGACGATGCCGCCGAAGACCCGACCAAGAAGGTTGGCTTGATTGAGGCCACCTACACCATCGATGGCCAGATGTACTATTGCCTCGTCACTGCCGAGGGCGATGACAAGCTGGTCCACCGCGACCTGAAATCATGGCCGTGGGTAATAAGCCGCTACATGAAAGCAAGCAACGAGCGGTACGGTCGCGGCCCGGTATTGTATGCCTTGGCTGACATTCGCACATTGAACAAGGTCGTTGAACTCACGCTCAAGAATGCCAGCATAAGTATCGGTGGCGTGTTTACGGCGGTCGATGACGGTGTGCTTAACCCGCAAACAATCTCCATTGTGCCGGGTGCGGTCATAGGCGTGTCAAGTAACGGTGGGCCACGCGGTCCAAGCCTGACGCCCCTGCCCCGTAGTGGCGATGCGAACCTGTCCCAGATTGTGGCCAATGACCTACGCACCAACATCAAGAAAGCCTTGCTGGACGAGAGCCTGACGCCTGAGAATATGAGCGCCAGGTCGGCTACTGAAATAAACGCAAAACTGTCTGAACTTTCCCAGAACCTCGGATCCGCGTTTGGTCGTTTAATCAGCGAGACAATGTTTCCAATCGTGCGCCGGTCGCTAGAACTGATGGACGAGATGGGGATGATTGAACTGCCCCTCAAAGTGAACGGCCTAGAGGTGACAGTCGTTCCACAATCGCCGCTGGCTATGGCCAACAATGCGGAGAGGTTGGGTGAGATTATGCAGTTTATGCAGATAAGCCAAGCACTAGGCCCGGTCGGCCAAACACTCATCAAAATGGATGCTGTTGGCGATTACATTGCTGACCAGCTTGGCATTCCGGCAGACCTACGCACCACGTTAGAAGAACGCGCTGAGATGCAAGCGCAGATGGCAGAAGCTGCCGCCATGATGGCCGAACAAGAGATGGGCGGGGCACCGCCAACTGAGGCACCACAAGCATGAACAACGCCCAACGTATTCGAAGCATAAACTCCCCTGGTTGGGATGGCGTTAACGCCGAGGCCCAGCCGGTCAAACTAGAACCTCTCGACCTGATGCGCGAGATGGACCTTAACTTCAAACGCACCTTTACCACACCGGCGGGCAAGCAAGTCTTGGCGCACCTACATGCCCAAACGCTTGACCAGCCTTGTTGGTCACCGGGCGCACATGAAAGCTACGGCTATGCCCGCGAAGGTCAGAACAGCATCGTTAGAGAAATAATTCAGCGAGTGAAAAGAGCCGATGACTTTAAATGATGAAGGTCAAACAGTGGCCGAGACTGAAACGCCGGAACCAGCAAGCCTTATGGAAGGCGTGTCAAGTTCTGAGCCAGAAAGTGAGGTCGCAGATGAGGCAATGCCGCACCGCGTCGAGGATGAGAAGCCGCCAAAAGAGGAACGACCAGCGTGGCTCGACGAAAAGTTCGCCAAGCCGGAAGACCTAGCGAAAAGCTATGACGAACTGCAAAAGAAATTCTCTCAGGGAAAGCACAAAGCGCCGGATGAATACTCAACCGATGTGCTGACCGAGGCAGGTTATGAGTTGGATGACCCGGTGGTCGATACCTATCTAGGCTGGGCCAAGAAGTACAACGTCAACCAAGAGGCATTTGACGAACTGGCCGGTGCCATCACGCAGATGTCCGGCGAGAACGTGGCGGCGGCTGAAGCTGACTACAAAGCAGAGCATGAGGCTCTTGGACCTAATGCCAACGAGATAATTAAAAGCAATGTGACTTGGGCTGACGGTCTGGTTCGTAAGGGCATTGTCACAGAAGATGAACGCGCTGAATTGAACAACTGGGGCGGCACGGCCATTGGCCAGCGGCTGATGCAGAAAGTTCGCACTATGACCGGCGATATGTCCAAGATACCGCTGGCCCCGGTCGCGGAAGACCAACTATCTGAGGCAGATTTTGCGGTCGAGATGCAAAGCCGCATGGCTGACCCACGCTATCAAAGTGACCCAGCGTATCGCCAAAAAGTTGAGAATGAGTTTAACCGCCGATTTGGTTAGTTCGCCTCGCCAGGTCTCCTCCCAGCTTGGCGCACCTTGGGGGGCAAGGTTTTCTCGTCCTTGTCTTGCTCCCCATTTTTTGTACACACATCAAAAGTAGCACCTAGTATTTACACATTGTGCAAAATCGTGTAAGGCGGTTTTGACTGACAACCCTTTTTGGGCCGGTCCTCACACGTAGAGGCCGGGAGTTCTCCCGATAACCAGACGCGAATTTTTGGTTTAATCAGGAGACAATCATGTCTACAGGACTTTCCCCAGCGTTTGTCCAGCTATTTGATGCCGAGGTCAAACAGGCCTATCAGGGCACCTCAATGCTGGCTGGCACAGTACGCACAAGAACAGGAGTTGAAGGTTCGACCGTCAACTTCCCGACCGTTGGAAAGGGTTCCGCATCACTGCGTTCTCCGCAAACTGATGTAGTGCCCCTTAATACCGATTTTGCGACCGTTAGCTGTACATTGCAGGATTATATCGCTGCAGAGTACAGTGACATCTTCAATCAGCAAAAGGTGAACTTTGACGAGCGTTCCGAGTTAGCGCAAGTTGTTGGGTCCGCAATCGGACGCCGCCAAGACCAGCTTATTCTGGACGCAATCGCGGCAGCATCAGCGGGCACCACGGTGGCCAATACGGTTGTAACATCAGGCTCTGCCGCTGCATCTGACCTTAACGTTGGTAAGATTATTGCGGCTGCTAAAGCACTGAACGCAGCTAACGTGCCAAGCACCGACCGCCACATGGTAATCCACGCAAACGGCCTTGCCGCATTGCTTGGTGACGAGCGGGCTGTTTCGTCTGATTTCAATTCACTGCAAGCATTGCAGCGTGGAGACATCAACACGTTTATGGGCTTCACCATGCACGTTCTTGGTGACCGCGACGAAGGCGGGTTGGCAATTGACGGCTCAAGTGACCGCACAAACTTTGCGTTCCACAAGAGCGCCATCGGTTGTGCAGTCGGAATGGCACCAACGACAAAGATTGACTACATCGCTGAGAAAACTTCGTTCTTGGTTGCTGCATGTCTGTCAATGGGTGCTGTCGCAATTGATGCGGCTGGCATCGTCGATGTCACAACCAGGGAGGCTTAATCATGGCTTTTGACAGAGCGAACTGGTCACCGATTGGTGGCCAATCCAAACGGGGCAAAGCGCCTCAAATGTGGTCCTACACCACCACTGACGCCAAAACGGTTGTTGATGGTGCGGGCTACTTCAATGATGTGTCTGGTGACGTAGTAGTGGGTGACCTCATTTACTCCTACGCCTCAACCGGGGGCACCGCTACGGCAAGCCACCATGTTGTACTTTCTAACGCATCAGGCGTGGTTGACGTAGGTGACGGCGTGACAATCGCGGTTACTGACAGCGACTAATACTGACTACGGGGGCGGGCAAACCGCCCTCGTACCTATTGGAGTTGATACATGGCCCAGGGCGATACAAGCATATCTATTTGCAATCAGGCGCTACTGTTGTTGGGTGATGAAAGTATCTCATCTTTTGACGATGGCACTGCCGGTTCTCAGGCTTGCAGCATTGTTTATGACATGGTTAAAAATTCGACTCTCGGCATCTTCTCTTGGTCGTTTACGGTGGCCAAGGTTGAACTGGCCAGAAGCACCAACACTCCGGCTAGTGAGTGGACCTACGAATATATTCTACCTAGTGACATGCTTACCGGCGTACCTCGCGCAGTGCGTACCAGTTCGGCGGCTAATGCCCCATTGGTGCGGTCCTACGAGATAAACCAATCAATCGGCGGTCTGTCTGTATTGATGACTAACGAGACCAGCATTTTCATTGATTACCAAAAGGCTGTTCCAGAGGCGCAAATGCCGCCCTACTTCGTGACCCTGATGGTGTACCAGCTTGCCTGGCACTTGGCCGAGGTTATCACTGACCAGACCACAAAGAGCCAATACTGGCGGGGCATTGCCCTTGGCTCACCGGCAGAGAATTTCCGAGGCGGCTGGCTACGTCAAGCGATGTCTATGGATAGTTCCGGCACACCGCCTAGCGTTATCTCTGATTACTTGCTGACTGACATCAGATGAGTAGAACGCAACAATATCAAGCGTCCTTCACAGTCGGTGAACTGGACCCGTTGTTGCGCGGTCGCATTGACTTGCAGCAATACTATTCAAGCGTGGACCTTGCCGACAATGTTGTGTTCGAGCCTCAAGGTGGGTTCTCTCGCCGCCCAGGCACCCGGTTCTTGCATGACCTTACTGCCGACAATCCCAACAACTCGGTGGTCCTCATACCGTTTGAGTTCTCGACCACCCAGAAATTTATGATTGTGGCGTCTGCCTACAACACCAGTTCAACAATCCGCTTTCGTTTCTTTGCCGACCAGACGCAGATAGAAAACCTTAACAGTACGACCAACGAGTACATAGATTACTCGGTCGGCACATTGTACAGCGTGTCAGCCTTTGACCTTCAGAAGTTATATTTTACGCAAAGCGCCGACACGCTGATTTGCACACATGAGAACTTTGCGCCGTTCAAAATTACCCGTGGGGCTAACAACCAGACTTGGACTATTGCAGCCCTGACCCTGACAGTTCCCAAGACGGTATTCACTGCGAACAATACAAACCCAGCGGCATCAATCACCCCTGACGGCACGACCGGCAATGTCACAGTGACTGCCGATGCTGACATATTTTCAGCCGCCAGCGTTGACCAGTACATCAATGTTCTCAGCGATTTTGGCCGTGCCCGCATTACCGAATATGTAAGCGCCCGCCAGGTGCGTGTAATTACCGAGGTGCCATTTGCGCGGTCTGAAACGCCGATAAACAGAACGAACACGTTCACAATAAAGGTTTTCGACTACGCCAATATTGCGACCGGCTCGACCATCGTTTTCAAGAAAAATGACGGCACAACAACTACGCTTACAAGCCTGGCTGTTGATGCTACCGACAGCGACAATGTTGATGACACTACGCCAGACTTTGCCCCGGCTGTCGGCAACAACACGACCGCTGACCGGATTGCCACTGCTATAAATAACTGCACTGGGTTTACGGCGGCACAACCCGCCGGTGACACTGTTACTGTCACCAGAACGACCACTGGGGCAAATAACTTGGTAGTCACCACCAGCGACAGCACACGCTTGGCAGTCACCGATTTTGTTTCAACGCCCCAATGGGAACTTGAAGCGGGCTATGAAGACAGTTTTTCCAACAGCCGGGGATGGCCTAGAACGTGTACGTTCCATGAAGGTCGCTTGTATCTCGGCGGCAGTGCTTCAGAACCAGCCACGCTGTTTGGTTCCAAAGTAGGTAATTTCTTTTCGTTCAAGGCATCAGAAGGTTTGGACGATGACGCCATCAAGGTGACACTCAGCACCGATAGTGTAAACGCAATTACTGCTATGCGCTCTGGCCGTGACCTCCAGATATTCACTACCGGGGCCGAGTTCTTTGTGCCTCAAGCCGACCTCACGCCAATTACGCCGAGCAACGTAACGGTTAAGTCTGCGACCCGGCGCGGGTCCAAGCTGGGATTGCGCCCACAGGCGGCTGAAGGCGGTACGCTGTTCATGTCCAAAGAGGGCAAGGCGCTGAGAGAAATGTTGTTCTCTGACGTTGAACTTTCCTACGTGGCCAACAACATCAGCTTGCTCTGTTCGCACATGATACTGGACCCACAGCGGATGGCGCTTAGACCGGCTACAGACACCACTGAGGGCGATTTGTTGCTGGTTGTTAACGGCACATCTACAACGGGCTACAGGGCCGCTTCCACAGGCTTTGCGGGTAATATCGCGGCGTTCATGCTGAACCGCCCACAACAGATTGTGGCGGCTAGTACGTTCTCAACCGATGGTGATTTCATCGATGTCGCGGTGGATGGCGATACCATTTATTGCATTGTCAAACGCACCATAGGCGGTGCCGCCAAGTACTACATTGAAACCTTTGACGATGACCGCACCACCGATTGCAGCTTGCAATACTACGCCAACCCGGTCGCGCCTGACCAAGCACTGCCTAGCAACACAACGGCGGGGTCTCTCAGCCACATTGAGGGCGAGGTGGTCAACGTAGTGCGCGACGACATTGTTGACGCTAACGACACGGTGGCCAGCGGAAATGTCACACTGGGCGGGGTGCCTAGTGTATATGCTGAAGTTGGTTTGCCCTTCACGCCGACCGTAACCACCCAGCCATTTGAGCCAAGGGCCGCATCCGGCTCTAGTCAATCAGCCCGGCGGCGGGTGGTCGAGGTGACGCCGATTTTGGACAACACGCAGAACCTGACGGTCCAGGGCAAAGAAGTTCAGTTACAAACCCTGCCGCTATCTGGGACCGGGTCAGTTCCGACTTTCACTGGCCCAAAAAAGCAAATGGGGTTTCTCGGCTACAGCCGTGATGCCCAGATAACAATCAGCCAATCACAGCCGGTGTTCTTCACGGTCTTGGCCCTCGATTATAAAGTGAGTGTAGGCGCATGAGCGGAATGGAAATGGTCATTATTGGTGCGCTTGTCTCAGGTGCATCAGCGGCGGCTGAAGGTCGGGCCAAAGTCGAGGCGGCAGAGTACCAACGAAATACTTATTACAGCAATGCCAGACAGGCCGAATTAAAAGGCCGAGTTGATGCCCTGGCTTATAAACGCGAAGGCATTGATATTTTAAGAAACGTGCAGAAGACGATGGCCACGGCTACGGCCCGCGCTGCCAGTGGTGGCCTTGCGCCGTATATCTCTGGCGAAAGCACGGCAATGATTAACATAGCGAGTATGCGTGGCGCAGCGGACGAGTTCAGCATACAGTCAGACAACGCCTCGCTGGCTCAAAGCATGTCGCAAATGCAAGCCGACAATTTTAGACTAGCCGGTGATACTGGTCTTCGTATGGCGCAGAAAGCTGCCAAGCGCGGGGTAATCTCTGCCGTGGTGAAGGGCGGGCTAATGGGTGCGAGTAGTGGTGGATTTACCGGCAATGCAGTGCCAATGAACAGTGGCTCTATGAACACCATAAACTTGTCTGGTGGTCAGACTTTGGCGGGTGGCTAATGGCTGAACGTCCCACATATCAACGGCGAGGCGCACAGCTTAGATTGCCGACATTCCAAGATGCGGTAGGTCAAGTCGGGGCGCGGGGTGCGGCACAGAAGGCTCAAGACTTGGGCCGAATGACCCAGTTTTTCTTGCAGCAAACGCAACAGCAAGCAGAAATTGCGGGCGCAGAATATGGGGCACTACACGCGCCCACAAAGAAACAAATTGAGGATGCGTACAAATCAGGCGGTGCAGTAGATATGCCCGGTGGCAATCTGTCTGTGTTCGACCGTGCCGCGAAGCGGGCCGCATACAATATGGCCAGCGACCAACTGGAAATGCTAACCCGCGAAAAAATATCAGAGATTGTGCTGGGCGCTTATCAGTCCAAGATGCCAGCAGATGATTTGGCTGACAAAATTGACGAGGTCATTGCTGGCTATGCGGGCACGTTTGACAAAGAAGCTCCAACGGTTGCGGTTCAGTTTCGCGCCAAAATGGGCATTTATGCTAACAACGAGTTTGAGGCATACAGTAAATGGAAGATTGGTCAGAACAAGTCTAATGCTTTGGCAACCTTCTTGGCACAAGACAAAGCAACGGACGCTAGCGACCAAAGAGTGAACCAAGCCCGTACTGTGACAGGGAGGAGCAACTAATGGCTGAAAGTTTAGTTCAGCAAGGTTCCTCTATTATGATTGATGGAAAGGTCCGGCGTTCACTAAAGCCAAAATTGCGTTCTGCACCAGAGAATGAGGTTATAGATTTAACCGCCGAAGCAACATTTGTTGAACTTGTGCAAATGGAAAAGCTAGAGAGGTTGCAGCGATATGCCAGCCTTGGCATGACATCCTCGCAAATGACGGCAGCGGCAAATAATTTTGATGCAGTTAATGAAGAAAAAATGCTTGCTTTGTTAATTGATGAAGTTTTTACCGGGCCTAAAAAGTCTGAAGTAATTGACCTTATTCGCGCAGGAAAAGTAAAAAGGCTTTCCGGCAATAACGCATTATACAATGCAGTTACCTATCTTCATTCTCAGAATATACCGTACTATGACATAGCTAATGAACTGGCCAAACGCCGCACGGTAATGCTGCGAGAGCAAGAGGCGCAAGATGCCGCTGATGCAAGGCAAGCAATTAAAGATGAAGAGACTCATACAGCGGCGGCAACGCGGGCAATGGCAATAGGCGACCGCGATGCGTTTGACATTGCGGTTAAAAAATTAAACTCGCTCGACCCAGAAGCCGCTGCAAAATTAGAAACTGAGTTCCTAACAATCGGTACGGTTCGCCAAACAAGCGACCCAAGTGTAGTCAACACGCTAGATACCAAGCGCCGAGAATTATCGTATGCCGATGTGGTTAATGCTAGAGGTGACTTGAGTGCAGCCGATTACACCAAGTATCTTGGACTAGTTGAAACTTACGAAAGCGCCGAGGTGGCTATTGCGGAGTCATGGCTTAAAGGTGAACTAAAGTTGACGGGTGACTTGCGTGAGATTGCCATTGATAACCCAATGTTTGAGAAAAGCCAGTTATACGCAAGCCTAGTTGGCAAGCTGGCCTTGGCAAAATTAAACGCTGACAAGGCGGGTCAGAACTTTGATGCGATTGCAACGGCACAATCTCTATTGGGCACACAAGCCGATGAAATTGACGAGGCGCAATTCTTAGCATTGCAGAAAAATGCAAGCGGTCTAATTGGCATTTTAAACAGCAAAAAAGGTGCGGAATTAGAAATAGACGATTATGCTGGCGCTATTGATTTTTTAAAGGACATCCAAGAACGGCTCAAAAATGGCGAACGCATCAAAGGGTATAAGACTGAGAGAGAGCGGAATGGGATTACTGGGCAGATACAAAGACTAGAGAGGGCGATTAGATAATGGACCTTCTCGACGCAATCGCAGAAAGCCGGGCAGTTCGTAGCCAAGAGGCTTATGATGTCTACATAACTAAGGATGGTGTTTCATATACACCGCCACCACCACCGCCTGGTCTTCTTAGCAAAGCTGGTGACGTTGCAATGTCTGCCGGTGAGGCTGTGGTTGATGCGGCAATGGACCCGGTTGGAACTGCGAAAGCAACTGGCAGGGCCGTGGCTGGAGGTCTGCGCGATTTCTCCCAAGGCGTCATCGACCTGAGTTCTGAACTCGGTGGCATGATTGAGACAAACGTGGGCAGCTTGGGCTATCTCAACGTGGATGAGAACGGCGTAAATTGGAGCAAGGAACCACCCGCCGGTGCCCAGCCAGGACAGCTTGGCGATTTACCTGATGTGCCAAAAGGCGACAGCATGGCCGAGGGCTTTGCGCGGGGGCTAGTCCAGTTCGCGGCGGGCATGGCAGCGGCCCCGGTTCGCGGTGCGGGCATGGGCGCAAATATGCTGCGCTCTGGTTTTGCTGATGCTTTGCTTGACCCAGAAGAGGGCAACCTGTCATCATTGCTCAAAGGCATGGGTTTAGACTACGCCGTCTTGGATTATTTAGACAGCAAAGTTGACAGCGATGCAGGGCCAGAGGAACGACTAAAGGCGCGGATATTGCAAGCGGTTGAAGGCACAGCCATCGGCGTTCCAATTGATGTGGTCATGTACGGGTTTCGCCTCATACGGTCTAACAAGGAAGCGGTCGAGGCAGTAAAAGAAACACTGGCTCAAGCACCACCGCCAACTGATACGCAAGTTATGCCTAGCCAATCGTTCTTTGATAAGGCGGGTGAAGCAACTGACAGGTTTGTTACTCAGGCCGCAACTACAACAGATGAAGTGGCAACAAGTGCCGCCCGCGCAACTGATGAGTTTGTGTCCAAGGTTGAACCGTCACCGGATGCTTCTTATGATGGAGGCAAAATTGCCGGGGATGGAAAATTGTCTAGCACAGCACAAAATGCCGCTATGCCAACAAGAAAGCAATTTCAAAAAAACTATCTGGTACACGTTGACGTTAAGGGCCGCCAAGGTAAACACAATCCGCAAGAGGTGAAGGAGTCTGTTTTAAAAAATGGGTTTACAGGCGGGCAACTATTGCCAGCGTATAAAGGCGGCACGCCAACAAATATTATTGATGAACAATACGCGCCTCGAAAGGGTGATGTCATTTACGTCATCCCGCCAGATGGGTACGAAACTCGAAACGGCATGGAATATATCAAAAAGGGTTACAAGCCGCCGCCCAATTTCATCATTGAGGCCCCAGAGGATTTTATAGACGTTTACGAAGTTTTTTCAAAATCTCAGGCCAAAAGGCGGGCAAAAGGATGACGAGACATGAGCGTAGCTGACAGCCCAATACTTCCCCAGCCAGAAGCACAACCACCAATGGTTGACGCCGGTGTAGCCGGTGACATGACGCCAGCAACTGAGGTCGAACCGCAAGGCGTCGAGGTCGCGGGTCCACTTAAGGACGCGATTGGCGCGGCGGTTGGTGCCGTGGTTAAGCCGATTGAAGATTTCGCCAATAAGGCCGAGGCGCGTTCATTTGTTGGTGTGCCAGAAGCTAACGTGTTCTCTGGCCCCGGTGACAGCCTAGTAATCAAGGCCATGCCCAATGAAGACCTAGAACGGCTGAACCAATCAATTGCGGGCAACTCTGGTGTTTTCAGCGCAGTCACTAACAAGCAAGCCGGTGCAGTCAACTTAGGCCGTATTGGTGAGATATTTAACGCCGCCGGTACTGATGACTTTAACCTTGAGACAGTTCTAACAAACATTAAAACAAACAACACTGAACTTTTTGCCCATCTGCGCCGTGACACTAAGTCAATGGACGAGTTGATGACATTGGCTGAAGCAACCGGCTTTGAGAAAATCGCTTACAAGTTCTTAGGCCGCAAACCTGGCGAGGTGCTGCCACCAGAGGAAGTGCTGGCCGGAATGGTTGGCGTTATTAAACTGGGCCAAGAAATAGAGGTTGCAGCCCGCGCCGTCATTAACCTCGCTGAAGGCTCACCCGAAAAACTTATGGCGTTTAAAAAAATGCGGATGTTAGGTGCGGTGACATCTAACCTAGCCGCTCAAGTCTCTGGCAATGTTTCAGAGTACGGGCGCGGTCTAGGCATTATATCATCAATCTCTAAGCTAAACCTAAATGCTGGTGATTACGCAGAACAGCTAGACCGTTTTGTTGGTGAGATGGACGAGGGGATGATGGACTATCATGCCCATGTGCTTCTTTCTATGGAGAACCCCGCCGCCCGCGCCAAGTATGCCGAGAAAGGCATAATCTCCAAGACCTATGATTTTGCTATGGAGAACTATATCAATGCCATTCTTTCCGGCCCGGTTAGCCACACGGTAAACCTAGCGGGCAATATGTCATTTCAAATTATGACGCTGGCCGAGCGTGGCCTAGCTGGTCTTATTGGCAATATTCGCACGGTTGGTGGCCGACGAGGCGAGATTGGTGACCAAGCATACATGGGCGAGGCATCGGCTGAAGCATTTGGCTTTATGATGGCGCAGCGCGATGCGTTCACTTTAATGGGCAAAACATTTGTGACGGGTCAAAGTTCAGACCTTATGACAAAGATTGACCTCAAAGAACAACGCGCCGTGGGCCGCACTGACAACCTAGTTGATATTGCCAAGGGCGTATATGAAGGCGACTTTTACAAAACAGCAATTGATGCGTTTGGCATTGCCACTAGAATGTCAGGTCGATTGCTTGCGACCGAGGATGAGTATTTCAAGGTTATAACACGCCGCCGTGTGTTGTATCGTGAGGCGCACCGAGCCGCGCAAATAGCCTACCAAAGCGCAAGGAAAGCCGGGTTGTCTAGGTCAGACGCTCAGAAGTTATCTAAGAAAAAAGCCGCTGACATTATGGTCAGCCCGCCAGACGCCGTGCAAAAAATGATGGTTGATGACTCTCGGCAAATGACATTCCAAGGTCAGCCTAAAGGCTGGTTTGGGCGCATGGGGCCGCTCATAAACGAGTTCCCTTTGATGAAAGTGATTGCGCCGTTTTACAACACTCCTACTAATATAATTAATGAAGCATTTGACCGCACACTAAACTGGTCACCAATATATCGAGCAATAAAACAGAACACAAAGGCAGGGGCTTTATTGCCCGCACTAGGTGACCGCTTTGGTGGCAACGCACCGATAGCAGGGAAAGAGATAGACCAGGCAATCTCTAAGCTGGCCATAGGTAATAGCATTGCACTTACAATGTTTGGTATTGCCAGCAATGATGGCTATCAGGAACATCCTCCAATCATCTCCGGCTATCTAGGCGCGGTGCAAAACGTCTTTGGCCTCAAGGGCTATGCTGGTGAAGACTACATGATTACCGGCAACATCAGTGATGACCTTTCAGCACAATACAATATCGCTGGCTCTGCCGGTGTGCCGCCTGGTTCGGTCGGCATTTGGAACGATGAGAAAGGTGAATACGAGTTCACGACCTTTACACGCTTTGACCCAATATCTGCCCTATTGTTTATGGGGTCGGACATGGCTGAATATGTTAAGTATTCTGATGACGAGGTGGGCATTGCTGAACTGACCGGTGCCTATACTTTGGCGGTTGCAGAATACGCAACATCAATGCCTTTCCTGCAAGGTATGTCCGATTTGTCCGAGGTGTTTTTCAACGGTCGAGGCAGTCAAGAGGATGGCATTGCCAGAGCCTTGCAGTTCCTTGGAACACAAGCGGGCACTGTTGGCACCAATGTCTTGGGAAATGTTGACCAATCAACTCTAGGCTTGCTCAGTTATGCCAATGAGTTCTTGCGCGGTGATGAGTACCCGCTCATTAGCCAGACTAGTTTAATGGCCACGCTAGAGCGCCTTAACGACCCGGTGCAGCGTTCCACTAAATTGCCGCTAGGCACTGCCCCGTTCACCGATGACCTGTATACCGAGTTGCCGCCATTTATGACCGGGTTCTATACCGCTCTGCAAAAGGCAAAGGCCCGCAACCCTAATTTCTCAGAAAACTTGCCAAAAGGTTTGAATTTTTGGGGCGAGGAAAAGTACCAAGGGCGCGGCACTAGGCTTGAAACAATTAACCCGTTTAAAATTCAGGATGGTGCGTACTCTAGTTTAGACGAGGAACTAATTAGGTTGGCCGAGGTTGGGGCTGGTGTGTTCGGGTTCCACCGCGACCGCATAGGACAGACCAAGCTAAACAATGAACAATTTAGTATGTTCATCAGCACAATAAATACCATTGATGACCGTGGCTATATGCCAGATGACATATACTACGATGAAAGCGAAAAACTTGTTATTGCTTTGGACAAGATGCTGACCAGCGAAGAGTACGCCGATGCCATTACTGACGATGACAAGTTCGATTTGTTATCAGGAGTTTTGATTGAGCGCCGGACTTTGGCAAAGGAATACATGGCTGGGCGTCCTGGCACTAGAAGCAAGCGAGGAATGACAGGGGTGGACATTATGCTGGAAAGCCGCCGTCAGCTTGGCGAGTTATGACAATGACAAATCACCCAAAACAGTGTACAATCATTAATAGGAAGGATTGGTAATGGCCACTTTTGCAATCAGCGCAGTTACGCGCAAAGCCCAGGCCACGGCCAATGGCTCAACCAATGAGTTCTCGTTTAGCTTTTCGGTAAACACTGAGGCCGATGTTGCGGTTTTTGTCGGCACTACGCTAAAGACAATCTCAACGCACTACACGGTCAGCATAACGTCCTCGACCGGCGCGGGGTCTATTACCTTTACGTCAGGCAATACGCCAACGAACGGCCAGATAGTCACGATTATGTCCAAGACGGCACTGGCCAGGTCAAGTGTGTACACATCCGGCGGCACTATAAATGCCACTAGCTTAGAGACAGACTTCGACACAAACATGATGCTGTTTCAGCAACAAGACGAGCGCCTAGACCGCACCTTGATTGCCCCGGTGGATGACGCCACCAGCATTGATATGACCCTGCCAAACAAGGACGCCCGCAAGGGAACAGTCTTGGGGTTCAACGCTACATCAGGCAACCCAGAAGCTGGGCCAAGCATTACGGCGGTTCAATCTCTGGCCGATGTGACAACCGCTATCAACTTGCTGGGCACATCTGACGCAGTCAGCGACATGAATACCTTAGCGACATCTAGCAATGTCACAAATCAAAACACACTTGCTGGTATTGCCAGCAACATCACGACCGTGGCTGGGATAGCAAGCGATGTGACCGCTGTGGCTGGCGATGCCACCGACATAGGCGTGGTTGCAGGGAAAGCTACAGAGATTGGACGACTAGGCACTAGCGATGCTGTTGCGGACATGGCAATTCTAGGCACCAGCGATGTTGTTGCTGATATGAATACTCTTGGTACGGCTGCAATCGTCGAAGATATGAATTTGCTGGGAACGTCTGCTAACGTCACCGCGATGGGATTGCTGGGAACGTCAGAAACGGTTGCTGATATGGCTATTTTAGGCACGACAGATGTTGTCGCAGATATGGCAATACTAGCTACTACAGACGTTGTCGCTGATATGAATACTTTAGCTACTAGTGATATTATTTCCGACCTTAACACGCTTGCCACCAGTGACATTGTCACTGACATGAACTTGCTTGCTACGTCTTCCAATGTAGCAGCAATGGCCTTGCTTGGAACGAGCGATGTTGTTGCTGATATGGCCTTGCTTGGAACGTCTGACGTTGTTGCTGACTTAGCAATACTTGGCACAACGGATGTTGTCTCAGATATGAACACGCTGGCAACGTCCGACATTGTGTCCGATATGAACACGCTTGCGACATCAGCAAACGTCACAGCAATGGGATTACTTGGCACCTCGGCAGTTGTTGAAGATATGGGCTTCCTAGGCACGGCAGCGGTTGTGGAAGATATGGGTATCCTTGGCACATCCGCCAACGTTACAGCTATGTCAAACGTGTCTGGCTCTATATCAAACGTTAATACCGTTGCTACAAATTTATCTGGTATTACCGCATTTTCCGAGGTTTATTCTAGCGGGAGTTCTGACCCTAGCTCCAATCTCAATGCTGGTGATTTATTTTTCAACACAAGCAGCGATACTCTTAAAGTTTATACTGGTAGTGCGTGGGAGCAGGGCGTAACTGCTGGCTCTGGCTTCCTGCCTCTGTCGGGAGGTCAGCTTTCTGGCAATCTCACAATGGCTGGCAGTCAAACTGTAGATGGTCGGGATGTATCAGCCGATGGTACTAAGTTGGATGGCATTGCTGCAAGTGCTAACAATTACGTCCACCCTAATCACAGTGGCGAAGTCACCAGTTCTGCCGATGGCGCAACTGTTGTCGCGTCAAATGTCATTGATGCTGACAATCTAAAGGTAACAGGTAACGGAAGCACGTCCCAGTTTTTGCGCTCTGATGGCGATGGCACTTTTACTTGGGCAACACCAACCGACACAAATACAGAGTATTCAGTCGGCGATGGCGGTCTGACGCAAAATAACTTTACGAATACGTTGAAATCCAAACTAGATGGCATTGAGGCTAGTGCTACTGCCGACCAGACAGCATCAGAAATTAGAACTTTAGTAGAATCCGCATCCGATAGTAATGTGTTTACGGATGCTGACCACACAAAACTTAATGGCGTTGCCGCATCAGCTAACAATTACGTCCACCCCAATCACTCTGGTGAAGTTACTAGTACGGCAGATGGCGCAACAGTTATTGCTGACAATGTAGTGGATGAGGCAAATCTCAAGGTCAGCAACAGCCCAGTAAACGGTTACATGCTGACCGCACAATCAGGTAATACTGGTGGCCTTACTTGGGCTGAAGCGGGAGGGGGTGCGACAGAACTAATAGCAACTTTAACAGCAAATAATAGTACGACATTAAACTTCACAGGTTTTGATGCAAGCACATATGGTTCGTATTTGTTTAAAGTTGATTTAAAGCCTGCAACAGCAAACGTTACTTTACGCGCTTTGGTTAGTACAGACGGAGGGTCTAACTACCTAAGTGGCAGTACTGATTATTTTACAGATGGAGCAAATAGAGCATATCTAGAACTTTCGGGTGGAGGTGGCTCTACTGCCGCAGAAAATCTTAGAAATGGTGACATTGTTCTTATCAGCCCTGATAATACAAGTAACTATTCTATGTTTGCTTCGTATGTTTCTGCTGGCGGTGATGCTTATGCTGCACTCAGTGAGGCTTATAGAAATAGTGTTTTCAGAAGCACCACAGCAATTAATGCTATCCAATTTTATTTAGCCTCCGGCCCATCGTCAGGAGGTAATTTTACTTCTGGAACAATCCGTGTTTACGGATTTAAAAAGTAAGGAAACTGCTATGCCAAGATTTCACAATACTGATGGGGTAGACGTTCAGTTTACAGCCGCAGAGGAAGCGGCTTGGGACGCTAGATTTTCAGAATATGACCCTGCTTACGGTGCTGCTATAGCTATCCGAAAAAAACGTGACGCTAAACTAGCTGCTTGCGACTGGATGGCTAACAGTGATGTAACAATGTCAGACGAGTGGCGCGTATACCGACAGGCGCTAAGAGACGTGCCGACGCAAGCAGGATTTCCAAACTCAGTTACTTGGCCAAGTGAGCCTAGCTAATGGATAAGCGAACTGTAGCAAGCGCCCATGAGCGCATCGATGGCATAGACAACCGGCTGGTGGCCTTAGAGGTGCGCCTAGAGGAGCGGTGGCTGGAACAACTGCACCGAATGCGTAGGCTAGAACATATCATCTTGGGGTCAGCCGCCGCCACAATCGCCCTGCTTCTCAGCCTGATAATGGAGTAACGAGATGGTAACTATCGTGGACCTTAACCCTCACCTGCGTACAATTAACAAACGTACCGATGATGTTGAACAGCCAAAGGCTGAGAAGCGCAAGCGTGGTCGGCCCAAGAAAACTGACAAGAAGTAAATGATATGGTCGCTGAGATACTAGCCGGGATAGCACTTGTTAAAGCGAGTGCGGCGGCAATCAAGGAAGGCGTTTCAGCGGCCAAGTCTATGGGCGAACTGGCGGGCGACATTGATGCCCTGTTCGAAGGCAACAAGCAGTGTCAAAAGGCGCGGGCGAAAAAGTCCGGCATGTCTCTCAAGGACCAGCTTGGTGCAGGGTCAGCGGCCCAAGAAGTGATTGATGCCCGGCTGGCCAAAGAGGCATTGTGGGACGCCCGCATGGCTATCAGCATGAGATTTGGGCCAAAAGCCTGGGACGATATTGTAGTTTTACAGGCCGAGAGAGACAAGGAAGCCAAGCGTTTGGCGGCGATTGAGAAACAGCAACGGCTAGAAAAGCGTGAGCGGATACAGGGCATCTTCATCCTCATTGCTTCATTGCTCATAGGTATCACCATCATTGGGATTGTTCTTGCGGTCATTTGGGCAAGCAAGCAAGTGCC